CCTAAACGCCTCAAACTATGAGGCGATTAGCAAGATTCAAGCAAGCAGAAAAGAACTTGAAAAGAAAATCGTAGACTTAAATGCTAAAATCATTGAAGCCGATGGTGAACTCCGGAAGCTTTATATGAATATTGGTTCTATGGAAGCAAACATTGAGAACGCTAGAAAACTACAAATAGACCTAGATAATCTTCGTAATCAATATGCGGCTTATGATTATTTTATGCGCTGTATGCATCCAAACGGTATTTCATATGATATCATCAAGAACAAACTTTCAATTATCAATAATGAGATTGCTAAGACATTGGCAAACATTGTAGACTTTGAAGTATTCTTTGAGGACGATGGTTCAAAACTTAATATCTTAATCAAGCATCCAAAGTTTGACCCACGCCCAATCGAAATGGGTTCTGGTGCAGAAAAGACAATTGCTTCTATGGCTATTCGTCTTGCTCTTCTCCAAGTATCCAATCTTCCAAAGAGCAACGTGTTTATCCTAGATGAACCAGCAACTGCCCTAGATGCAGATAATATGGAAGGATTTATCCGAATGATTGATATGATTAAGGCACATTATGATGTAGTAATTCTCATTTCACATCTTGACGCACTTAAGGATATCGTAGATACTACTGTTACAATCGAAAAAAACGGGAGCTATTCATATGTCAATGTCTAGAGAATATAGAATTAAAGTAGCAGATATCATCGATAACCCAGATGGTTCTGCAAAAGTTATCTTTGATATTGAAGATGGATTTGAAGAAGAGATAATCAAAATGCATGGTTGGGAAAAATGGGAGCAAGAAAAGTTTGAGCAACTATTTATTTCAGCACTTAGGAATTATTTAGATGTTCATTCTTCCAAAAATCTTACAGATAGTAAAGGATAACTGGAAACTTATCCTAGCTTTAGTATACGCAATCGCCGTTCCTCTTTACTTCTACAATAGTAATAGAGAAACGGCGAAAGCCTTAGATATAGCACAGAAATCTTCTGACCAACAAATCCAAGTTATGAAAACCGCTATGGACTCTCAAAAAGCTGCATACGATAAAATGTTTGAAGAATACAAACAAAGATTGGATGCAGAGGAAGAGCGATATAACAAAGAGTTACAAACTATTAAAGATAACCAAAAGGTTCAACAAGGTAAACTTGCTGGATTATTCAAAGGAAATCCACAGGCGGTTAACGACGAATTATCAAAGAGGTACGGACTAAATGCTAATTAGTTTATTGTTATTTTCATCATTAGCCAAGGCTGGTGATTACGCACAACTACAACAAGGTCAAGCGGCCCCGTTTAACGGCACTCTGCTCAAGCCAGAGGCACTTGCAACCATTATCACCACCAATGACGCTGCCGTTGCTACATGCAAAGCAGAGGGCCAGCATGAGGTTGAAAAATTACAGATTGAATTTGATTTACAAAAAGAAAAATGTGAGCAAGATTATTCTACTTTAAAATTGACAAGTGAGCAAATAGATGCTATTAAGCAAAAAGAAATTGAAGACTTAAGAGAGATAATCCAAAAACAAAGCAAACCAAATCTTCCATTATGGATAACTTTAGGTTTTGTTAGTGGACTTGCAACTTCTTATGGAACAATTTATGTTTATGAACAAATTAGGAATTAAATGAGTAGACACGCAAATCTACCATATCATTTGTATGTTTACGTTGACAATAAATATCTAGGTTTAGAAACTGGATATACACAAGGTATTTGGCACGGCGTATACGCTAGGAGTGGTGAGGTTTTATTATCTCATATTCTTCTTGAGACAGGTGCCCATTGGACAGGTATTCCACTACATGCTATACGCCACATTGAGGGTGGCAGTAATAAAAAATCTGGAGAGATTCAGCCTTGGGGCAACATGGGTACTGACATAGATGTATTTTTTTTAAAACATCTTGAGGGTTTAGAGATTGAATACTTTTCACAGAAACTTAAAGGCACCGCAACTGGAATCGTGGTCGATTGGTATGACGGGTTTACTAAGCACCCAGAACAACATAAACCACTACATTTAATTGCAATGAACGACGGAAATTATTATCTATTACCAAATAATTTTTTGAGATGGTTTGACCCATCGTTTGTTGAGGAATCTAAATGGTCTGAGTGTAAAGGGTATAGAAGAGGGAGTCAAGTCTGGCTACCAGAAAACAAAAATAGTAATTAATATAGGTTTACAATGAGCGAAAAAGATTGGACTCAAGTGGCTAAAATAGAAAAAGCTATAGCCGACAAGTATGGAACAGAAACGGTCATAAATCCAAAATCACTTTGGAATGAAGAAAAAGAAAAAGAATATCTAGAACAAATTCAAGAATTAAATAAAAAACAAACTATTCTTGAGGAGAAACAACATAAAGTGGATTTTGAGGGTGTTTTTATTTCTAAAAAACTACTTAATAAAGAAACGAATAGGACTTGTCCTGTTTGCTCTATTTACTCATTTTCTTTAGAAGATGATGTATATATGAACAAGTTTCAATGTTGTAAAAAATGCTACATAATATATGTAGAAGATAGAGAAGAACGTTGGAAATCTGGTTGGAGGCCAAACAATGCAAATAACAAGAGGTAGACTTAAACAAATCATTAAAGAGGAAATGGATAGAGTCCAAACTGGCTTTGATGATACTGTTGGTGACCAAGACCAAGAACTAGATTATGAAGGTTATATGACCAAATCGCAACTCTATAAGATTGGTCAATATGCCCTAGAAGTTCACGATATGTTAAACGACGGAGACAATCTACCAGAGTGGATGCAATCAAAGGTTGCACAAATGGAAAAGGATATAGGCTCTGTTAAACACGCTTTAGAATATGATAAAAAAAGAGGTACAGTATAATGGCAACAACTCTTGAAATAGTCAGAGGATTACATCAAGCAGCCGCTAATGCATATGACGGCTCACACGATAAGAAATACTCACTTGATGGTGAGGAACGCAAAGTAGGTCTTCGCAGAGAAGATGGTGACCCTTTGTTAGATTCAAGAGTTATTGATGGTTTTAAAATTAAAATCATGGGTAACAAACTTTGCGTCTATTATCAAACTGATGTAAAGCTAGAACAAATGAATGACCCAAAGTTTAAAAATCAAATTGCCGATATCATGGATGATATCGTTTCCTTCTTAAAGAAAGAGTATCGTGCCGTTACCAAATCAAGCGTTTCTTTGAAATCTTTGGGTGATGTGAAAATTCACGGACAACACATTTCTAGAATTAGAAACTTGATAACTGCTTATCAAGAATTTGAAATTACAAGCATGAAGGACGTAGTTCCAGTTGGAGAGCGTTCTGAAGACCCAACACGCGATGTTGTTAAGAAATTCCTTTCTCTTGGAAGAGAGGATGGAAGAAAGTCAATAAACGTCACAAGAAAAGAAGAAAAGAAAGACTAAAGAAAATGTTATGGCATATAAACTTACACAGGAACAAATCAAGAAAGAAATACTAAAATGCGGGCGTGACCCCGTATATTTTATCAATACATACGCTAGAGTTTCGCATCCTGTTCGTGGGCCAATACCATTTAAAACTTATATGTTTCAAGATGAAGCATTAAAAAACTTCATCGATTATAGATTCAATATAATTCTCAAAGCTCGTCAATTAGGTTTGTCAACAATAGTTGCTGCCTATATTGCTTGGCTAATGTTGTTTCATAGAGATAAGAACGTTTTGGTTTTGGCAACCAAACTTTTGTCCGCAGCAAACTTAGTGAAGAAAGTTAAGTATGTAATTAAAAATTTACCTCCTTGGCTTATTATTGCAGATATTTCAATTGACAACAGAAATTCATTTGAGCTTTCAAACGGCTCTCAAATCAAAGCTTCTGCAACGTCTGGTGATGCTGGCCGTTCAGAAGCTTTGTCGTTGATGGTACTGGACGAAGCTGCCTTCATTGAAGGCATGGATGAATTGTGGACAGGCGTTTATCCTACACTCGCTACTGGTGGTCGTTGTATTGCTATCTCAACTCCTAATGGTGTGGGTAATTGGTTCCATCAAAGCTATGTTGGTGCTGAAGCAAATACAAACGAATTTCATCCAATGAAGATACATTGGTCGGCACACCCAGACCGTGACCAAGAATGGTTTGATAAAGAAACCAGAAACTTATCTAGAAGAGAAGTTGCACAAGAATATGAATGTTCATTCAATGCTTCTGGTGAAACTGTTATAGCACCAGAAGATATTGACATTTATAATCAAAATTGCACAGAACCAAAGCATCGCTCTGGTTTTGATAGAAACTATTGGATTTGGAAAGAGTATGACCCAAATCACAGCTATGCGCTTGTTGCAGACGTAGCCAGAGGAGATGGTTCTGACTTCTCAGTATTTCATCTCTTGAACGTCGATACTATGGAAATAGTTGCAGAATATCAAGGCAAGATGCCAACAGACGAATACGCAAGGTTCTTATATAATTGTGGAAAAGAATATGGCAACTGCATGATTGTTATTGAGAACAATAACATCGGTTATGCAGTTCTTAAAGAATTAATTGGACTTGGATATCCAAACGTATTCCACTCAGTAAAAGGAACAAATGAACACATTGACCAAGCCCTAGCAGAGTCAATGAGCAACTCAGTTCCGGGTTTTACTACTTCTTATAAATCAAGACCACTTATTATTGCTAAACTTGAAGAGTTTATAAGAAATAAACAAATTAAAATTAATTCTAAACGATTAGTAAACGAATTAAATACTTTCGTTTGGCACAACGGTAAACCACAAGCAATGCGTGGATATAATGACGATTTAATTATGTCATTGGCAATTGCATGTTGGATAAAGGATACTGTCTTTCAAACTAGTTATAGAGAGACAGAAATAAAGCGCGCACTACTTGACGGAATCCAAAAATCGAATACAATACTAAATACATCTATTCATGGCATGAAAAATTTCAACAACAACGATATGATGCGTAGAGAATCAATCGCAGTAGCCAATCAGTATAGTTGGATATTTAAAGGATAAAATAAATGGCAGATAACAGAAAGAAAGTAAATACCAAAAACGCAGAGTCACCATTATTTAAAAACTTGACTCGTTTGTTTTCTGGTCCAATTGTAAACTATCGTCACGCCTATCAAAGTAGATATAAGCGCGGCCAACTTGATAAATTTAATTTCACATCTGCTCAAGGTTTGGCTTTTAAGAAGTCAACTTATGGAAATTATGAAGCATTTTCCTCCAAAATATTATCTGCTCAAAATCGTGTACAAAGATATACCGACTTTGAACAAATGGAGTACATGCCAGAGATTGCATCGGCACTAGACATTTACGCAGACGAAATGACAACATCTTCTGACTTATCTGCCATGATGAAGATTGACTGTCCAAATGAAGAAATAAAACATGTATTAAGTACACTATATTTTAAAGTATTAAATCTTGAATCCAACCTTTATAGTTGGTGCAGAAATATGTGTAAGTTTGGAGATTACTTCCTTTATCTTGATATCGATGAACAAATGGGTGTCAAGAACGCCATTGGACTTCCAACAAATGAGATTGAAAGAATCGAAGGCGAAGATAAAACAAATCCTAACTATGTTCAATATCAATGGAATTCTGGTGGCATAGCCTTTGAAAATTGGCAAATAGCACACTTCAGAGTTCTTGGTAACGATAGATATTCTCCATATGGAACATCAGTATTAGACCCAGCCCGTCGTATCTTCCGTCAATTAACTTTGATGGAAGACGCAATGATGGCTTATCGTGTTGTTCGTTCTCCAGAACGTAAAGTATTCTATATTGACGTTGGTGCTATTCCACCAAACGAAGTTGAACAATACATGCAGAAAGTCATGACAACTATGAAGCGCAATCAAGTGCTTGACCCAGATACAGGTCGCGTTGATTTACGTTATAATCCAATGTCAGTTGACGAGGATTATTTTATTCCTGTCCGTGGTGGTGCAGGTTCAACAAAGATTGAAGCACTTGCTGGTGGTCAAAACACAACAGCAATAGACGATATCAAATATCTAAGAGATAAACTCTTTTCTGCACTTAAAGTTCCAATGTCCTATCTTTCAAGAGGCGAGGGCGCATCAGAAGATAAGGCAACACTTGCTCAAAAAGATATTCGCTTTGCCAGAACAATTCAAAGACTACAAAGAGCTGTTATATCAGAATTAGAAAAGATTGGTATTATCCATCTTTATACTTTGGGATATAGAGGAAATGACTTATTATCATTTAAACTTTCATTAAGTAATCCATCAAAGATTGCAGCACTTCAAGAACTTGAGCATTGGAAAGTTAAGTTTGATATTGCTTCTGCTGCAACTGAAGGATTCTTTAGTAAGCGTTGGATTGCACAAACAATATTCAAGATTTCTGATGAAGAGTTTGTCAGAATTCAACGTGAGCAATATTACGACCGTAAGTACTCTAAATCACTTGAAGCTATTGGTACTGAAGAACAAGGTGCTGGTGGTGGAGGCGGTGGAGGCGGTGGTCTTGACCTCGGCGCACCTCCTGCTGGTGGCGAAACACCTCCCGCTGGTGAGGAAGGTGGTGGCACACCACCACCCGCTGGTGAAACTGGCGGCGGTGCAGCACCAGAAGCTGGTGGTGGAGCAGAGGCTGGCGGTGGAGAAGAAGGTGGCACATTATTAGCCGCACCTCCGGGTAAACGTGAAGATAAGGCATATACCACTAAAGGAGCAAAAGGAAAGATGTACGCTCCAGTAACCATAGACAAGAGAAGTATTGGTGCTAGAAATCGCTCGATGCGCTCTAGTGCGGGAGAAAGTTTTGCAGGTATAGATAAAGCTTTTCCGGGTGCAAGAGAGTTTTCTGCACTATCAAATGGAATTGCAGAGAATATCGAAGCTAATTATGAATTAGAGGAAAGATTATTATTTAACTCTAGTAACGAAATAAATAAGCTAATTGAAAGCTTGGAGAATAAACAAAATGGACAAACCAAAGTTAAAGCATAATAAGAAAAGAAATACCGCTTTTCTTTACGAAGCTCTGGTTAAAGAACTAGCAAAAGCAACCGTAGAGAAGAATGAAGTAACGAAAAAACAAATTGTATCTGTATTAAAGGAATTCTTCTCTGTAGGCAAACCGCTTGCTAGAGAACTTGATGTTTATAAAACTTTGTACGAAACTAAAGAAGTAGACAAAGAAATGGCTAAATCTTTGATTAATGAATCAAAGAGAGTTTATTTTGGTTTAAGCCAACCAGATATTTTTAACGAACAAAGTCGTCTTATATCTAAGGTCAATAAAGATATTGGTAAATCAATATTCCAACACTTTATGCCAAACTATAAAAATCTTGCGACCATCTCTCAAATATTTGATTTAGATATTCCAATCAAAACAAGAATATTACTAGAACAAACTTTAGTAGATTATTTGACAACTGGCGAGTCTAGCGCAAAACCTCTTGAACCAATTGACAATATCGTTTATAAAACATTCGTTAAGAAGTTCAATGAAAAATATGGAACATCTCTTTTAGAAGAACAAAAAACATTGCTAACACGATACATTATGTCAGAGGACAGCGATGTAGAATTCAAGATGTATCTTAACGAAGAGATTGGAAGAATCAGAAAAACAATCACAGAGTCACCAGCAATAAAGTTGCACAGAGATTATGATAAGCTTTTAACAATGTTAGAATCTTTTAGAGAAAAACAAATAGACTCTAAGTTATTAGAAGATGTAATGTATTTACAAGTATTGGTTAAGGAAGCTGAGTAATGGAAATAAAAATTAAGATAGACCCCAAGAACATTCCAGACTCTGCAAAAGAGCCAAAGCAAGAGGAAGAAAAACCACAAGCGGTTATCAGTCTTAACATTCGTAAATCACTTGATGGTAATTATATAATTCGCGACCATCCATTGATAGACATAATCGTTATGCCAGAGAAATCAAAAGTTTTGGCCTTGTCAAAAGATTCAATGGGTGATAGAACATACTACGCTCAAAATAAGCTTTTTGATTTTCTTTATAAAAAAGGTGTAATTGAACCATCAAGCATCCAAGGCGGCAATATTTATTCCAGTATGGAAGGAACAATATTAAAACCAAAAGATGCATCAATTGATGCAATTCAAACAGCAATATTTGTTGTATTTAAATTCTTAGAGAATGAGATGCCAATATTTGCCTATGAGAAGCAGTTCGACCAATTGCAAGACGGTTCTCTCACAGACCCAGATACACAACATTCTACAGAATTGGGCGAAGTTCCTCATAAAGAAAAGAAGGGTATGCTTGGACAAACCACACATTCTCCTCAAAATGCTTATAACTATATGACCTTTGGTGAATAATGTTTTTAATTCCTTTTATCCTAACTTGTTACGGACTTACACAAATATTAGTCTATGGAACGATATTTGATTGTATAAGACCAAAAGAGGGATTACTTGGAGAACTTTTTAAATGCCCAATGTGTATGGGTTTTCATGTTGGCTGGATAATGGCATTACTATTTGGAATATCTAATATATTTAATGTACAAACAAACATAATAGATATATTTATATTAGCTTGCATATCGTCGGGGAGTTCTTATGTTCTTTGTTCATTATTTACGGATTTTGGAATTAATTTTAAAATCAACAAGTCAGAAAAAGAATAAAGAATCTAATTAGAATATACTGGAGCGTAATATGATTGGTAAACCAACACAAGGCTTTTGGACTCGCAAATGGGCACTTCAACCTGTAAGACTTTGTTGCAGAGGAAAACGGCTTGGCCGTAGGAAATATATAAATGGCTAACTTACTCAGAGAATATTTTGAACTATGTCCGGGCGGTGTCTGTGAGGATTTACTTACAGAAGCCGATAAGCGTTTTATCAAAAACGGCGGAATGATTATGACGGGCGTTATTCAGCGTGCAGATGCTAGGAATGGTAATGGAAGAATTTATGCCGAATCAATTCTTCAGCGCGAAGTGAAACGCTATGGAAACTTAGTTAAAGAACGTATGGCTCTTGGAGAACTAGACCATCCAGAAACATCCACAGTTATGTTAGAGAAAGTTTCTCACCTTGTTACAGAGGTATGGTGGAACGGCAAGGATGTAATGGGAAAGATTGAAGTTCTCAATACACCAAGAGGAAAGATATTACAAGAACTTGTTAATGCTAATGTAAAGATTGGCATTTCTTCTAGAGGTACTGGTTCTGTCAGAGAAAGCAGAGAAGGAACCATTGTAGAAGACGACTTTAGCTTAATTTGTTTTGATATTGTATCAGAACCATCAACTCACGGTGCATATATGTATCGTCAAGATGGTATAAGAGAAAATAAAAATCAAAACAAGATTGATACAATTATTCAAGAAATTTTACAAAGAAAAGGAAAATAAACAATGGCACTCCCACTAACACAAGAAAGACTCAAGCAAATCATCAAAGAAGAGCTTGACGCATTAATGTCAGAGATTGAGACTGATTCTGCTGATGCAGAGATTGCTGCTCTTGAGCAACAACTTGCTGAAGCTAAGAAGGCTAAGATGGACAAAATGAAGAAAGGCAAAATGTCTGGCAATCGTAGCAGCGGAACATTTGGTACAAAGAAGAGCGTTGCCAACACAGGCAGCATGAAGACTGTTAAGCCAACAATCAATGCTAATTCTGGAAAAACTGGTAAAGCAAAGAAATAATCTAAATTTACTAGACAAATTTAATAGAGGGTAGTATCTTATTTGATATTACCCTCTATTTATTTGAGAAAGAGTGCATCATGGATTTGAAAGATACTAAAATGCTTAAGCAAGCACTTAAGCCAGTTGTAAAAGAATTAATATATGAATGCTTAATAACAGAAGGAATTTTATCTTCTGTTGTTACCGAAGTTATGAAAGGAGCAAGAGTTGCTCCAATTGTTGAATCAAAACAACAAACACAACCACAATCAATTAAGCAAGCAACAAAGCCAAGACTTGAAACCGATGATGAAGCCGCCGCTAGAAAAAAGAAGCTACAAGAAACATTAGGTTCTAAACTTGGAATCAATGTTTTTGAAGGTACGACACCTTTACCATCTGGCGGTAGACAAGGCGATAGTTCACCAACACAAGCAGCCGCTGGCAATCCTCTATCTGGATTAGACCCAAATGATTCTGGTGTAGATATTTCTGGTTTACTTAAATTAACTGGTGGATGGAGACAAATATAATGGTTTATCTTACTGAAGAAAATATAAGAAAGTTAGTTCGTCAAGAATTGCAAGAAGTACTGATTCAAGAAGGTATTATGCAAGATATTACAGATTGGGCTGGACGAACTGGTGCAGGTAAAGTATTTAAAAATTCTATAGGTATTGCGATGCTTCTGGCGGCTTTAAAACCAACAGAGATAGCTGAAGCGGAAATACCCAGAAGCTTGGGCACCGACTCAGCACAAGTTGTAGATATGTTTCAAGAGTTAGGAATTAAAAATTTTAATTCACTAGCCAATGACCCATTCACACCAGAAGATAAACAATTATTACAATCAACATATCAAAAGATTGAACCATATCAAGATACATTAAAAAAGATAAAAGAAGCAAAACAAACATTAGAACAACAATATCAAGATGCAGAGACACCAGAACAAGAAGCAGAAATAAAAGGTAGATACGAAAAATTAAAACAACTAGAATCTAAAACCAATTCTGCTATCACTACTACATTAAAAGCATTAGAACCACTATCTGAGAAATTAGCTGAACAGGGTGATTTAGCTGGTATTATAATGAAAAATGCTTTTGAGAATGATGGTGATTTAAATCAAATTGATACAGAGAAAGTTGCACTAGAAATGGTACAAGGATTTGCTAGTGGCGAAAAACAAGCACAAGAAGATTTGATATCATCAGTTAATAGTTCTATAAATTCTGATATTCATAAGTTTGCAGCATCAGTTACAAGAAGTGCTGGATATGGTGGAGTACGTTTATCCGACCAAGATGCTTTTAAAATTGCAGCTTCATATGCAGATTTAAATGAATTTGGTTTACCAGATAATGCAACAACAATAGATGTTTTAAAATCACTTGAAAGCAATAAAAGTAAATTGGTTGGTAAATATTCTGACTTTCAAACTGTTAAAAAATATAATTTAGACGGACAAATATTTACACAATTAAACGTAAGTATGAAAAATATTCCAGAAGCAAATTTGGATAATCAAGAATTAGCTGATGCAGAACAAGATACAATAAGTTCATATCAAGCTGGTCTTTATACTGCTGAAGAGGTTCCACAAGGAACAGCACCAACTGGTACTGGAACCTCAATGACAATAAAAGAAATGATATTAAAATCAATGAAACGAGGTAAAAATGTCTAAGAAGAATACGCACACAAACGTCAAAGTTGATTCAAAAAATTTTGATAGTTTTGAGAAGATGGTAAGAAGATTTATCAAGAAAGTTAAGAAAGAAAGAATTGTTGAGCAAGTAAAAGAAAGACGCTATTACGAAAAACCATCTGTCGTAAAGCGCAGAGCAAAACTCTTGGGAATTAAAAGACAAAAGAAACGCGAAAGAGAGTTCCAACAAAAGATTAATTCAGCCGAGAGACTAAATACTAAAGGTAGGGGTAACAAATAATGTCTTCTGGTAATCCATATTATGTCGGTCTACAAAACGTAGGCTCATACCAAGTCTCTGGTATTCCATTTGTAACCAGTTCTGTAACTGCTCCAATTTCATCTAGTACACCAGTACAAATTACCTTTCCAAGTGTAACACAAAGAATTATTGTTGAAAATGTTGGTGGAGAACATTTAAGAGTTGGATTTTCTTCCAATGGTGTGAAAAGAAGTAATTATTTCTTAGTTCACGAACATGCTGGCGGCACTCCATCTCAATTCAACTATATTGACCTTAGAGTAAAGGTGTCGGAGATTTATATATTATCTCACGACGGAGCTAGCACTACTGCGGCTTCCATATCAGCAGAACTAACAAATATTGATACTAGTTTACTAGAACTATCTGGTCCGTCTGGAAGTAACTGGTCTGGCTCTTTGGGCGTCGGATAATTAAACAAAGGATAAAACAATGAGTAGATTTGGTTGGGCATTTGTAAATTCTATTGTTACAGGTTCTGCTGTGCTAGGACCAAATTATGCCGTTGTTTTTAATAATGGTGGATACGCTTCTTCAAGTGCTGATTTTGCATTTAATCCTACGACAAGAACTGGTTCCTTAAATGGTGTATTAAATGTAACAGGAACTTTAATTAGTAATACTGGTTCATTCACTACTATAACAGGTTCAACCACAACAGGTACAACCGCTATATTTTCTGTTGTCAGCGGAACTACCACAACAGGCTCTACTGCTATTTACTCAGTTGTAACTGGCTCTACAGTTACTGGTTCGACAGCAATTTATTCTGTAATTACTGGCTCAACCATAACTGGTTCAACTGCAAATTACTCAGTAATTACAGGTTCTACGCTTACTGGTTCATTCGTTCTAACCAATATTTTAACAGCCTCAGTAGTCCGTATTGGAAACATGACTCTTAAGAGTGTTACAACAAACACGACAATTATTGGCGAAAATGCTCTAACAGCCAGCTCTCCACCAAATTATAATACCGCAATTGGAGCAAATGCTTTAAGAGATAGTAATGGACTTGATAACACAGCGGTTGGCTCAAATGCATTGTTATCAAATGGTTCTGGTCAAAGAAATGTCGCAATTGGTTCTGATGCATTAAAATCCAATATTATTGGAGATAGTAATATTGCTATTGGTACTTTTGCCTTATCAAGTAGCACACAAAGTTATAATCATGCTATTGGTTCTGAAGCGTTAAGAGTTAACACAGGTGTATCTAACGTAGCTATTGGATTTCGTGCTGCTAGAAATAATACATCAAATTACAATGTGGCTATAGGTACACTTGCATTAAGTGCATCAACGGCTGCTACATTAAACGTAGCAATTGGTCAAGAAGCGTTAGCAAATGGTGTAGGCTCATTTTCAAACAATACTGCTGTTGGTAGTACCGCTCTCTTATCTAATACTGCAAATGCTAATACAGCATTTGGCGCAGAATCCCTAAGAAATAATACAACTGGTATTCAAAATACCGCTACTGGTTATCAATCATTAAGAAATAATGTTACTAATAATTCAAATACGGCAGTAGGCTTTCAATCATTAAGTTCTTCAACATCTGATAATAATACTGCTGTTGGTAGTTTGGCTTTGTCAAAAGGCACTTCTGGTGCAAACAATACAGCAATAGGAGCCGATGCTTTAAAAAATCTAACAACTACAAGTGGTAACGTAGCTATTGGTTATCAAGCTATGGATACAAGTGGTGGTGGTGGAGAATCTGTAGCAGTAGGTGTTCAAGCCGCAGAACAAAACGATGCAGCGGGTATTGTAGCGGTAGGCTTCCAAGCATTAAATCAAAATGCTCTTGGTGCGTACAATACGGCAGTAGGATGGAAATCTTTATATGCAAATAGTGCAACATCTAAAAATACTGCAATTGGCTATGCATCTCTTCTTTCAAATGTTATAGATGAAAATACTGCTGTTGGTTATTATGCTGGTGTAAACAATACAACTGGACAAAGAAATACTTTTGTCGGCGTACAAGCGGGTAGTTCATCAACAGGGGCTTCAAACGGTATTGCAATTGGTTACCAATCTAACATAGGAACAGTTGGTAGTGCAAATGTAAGTATTGGAAATACTGCTGGATTTTCTTTAACTAATGGTACTGATAACGTCTTAGTAGGCAATAGTGCTGGCGACAACGTTACTAGTGGTAGCTACAACACTTCATTAGGTTCTTATGCTGGTCAAGGACAATCTGGTGGTAGTTATAATGTACTTGTTGGCTATAGTACTGCCGATTCTTTAACTACTGGTTCTTCTAATACCATAGTGGGTTCTAGGGCCGGAAGGGCTATAACTACTGGTTATAGAAACACATTTATAGGCATGGAAGCAGCATATATCAATGCTACAACTGGTTCAAATAATATTGCTATTGGCTATCAAGCACCAATTAACGCAACATCATCTAATGCAATTCGTTTAGGAAATAGCTCAATAAGTGTGTTTGAATGTCAAGTCGCCCTATCTGTAACATCAGATGGAAGAGACAAAACAAACGTTGTAGACTTACCAGTTGGTCTTGATTTTATAAAAGAAACAAGACCAGTAGCATTTACTTGGAATATGAGAAATGGTGGTCTTTCTGGTATGCAAGATATCGGATTTATTGCTCAAGAATTGGATGCAGTAGAAAAGAAATACAATCTAGACGAATCATTAAATTTGGTTAGAGAAACACAAGTACCAGACACACTTGGTTTTAATGAAACAAAAATGATTCCAATTGCCGTAAATGCAATTAAGCAATTGGCTGCACAAGTAGATGAATTAAAAATAGTAGTTGAACAGCTTAAAAGTGAAATAGAAATATTAAAGAATAACTAAATTCTATCTACTTATAAGTAATGGCACGTAGAAAGAAATCTGATACCGAGTGGGAGCAACCTGCTAATCCACCACCACCGCTGTTTACAGGTCAAAAAGAAAAAGACTTTGTAAAACAAGTTAACGATGAACTTATCGAAAGAGTCATAGGTCAGCAAGTGGCCTATTTCTCAATCGATGTTGACCGTTCTAATTTTCACCCAATATATGGTGAGGCAATCGATAAAACCTTCTTACCTCCAATAAGAGTATATGCTCTTGTTAAATGGGAAGGTCAAACAAACTTATTCTCAGAAGGAATAGGTATCGACAAAGCAACCTCAATAGAGATTCACTTTCACAAACGTAGATTGACAGAAGACCAAGACCTCTACGTTCGTGAAGGTGATTTCGTTTTATATGGCGATAGATATTACGAGATAGTATCAACAGCAGAACCAAAACAATTATTTGGTCAAGCAGAAAGTAAATTTGAGATTGTAGCAAAATGTGTAAGAGCAAGAGACTCTATGTTTGCTCCAAAGTTTACTGCTGGTACAGTCGCAACAAGAAAAGAATATACAACATCTGCAACTCCATCATATGCAGGAAATGGTGTTGTACGTCCCGGTGGAGGCGGTGGAGGTGGTGCGTCAGAAGGTTCATTTAATAGCATAACTGTTACAGGAAATTCTTCACTAAATGGTGCCGTAACACTAGGAGGCTCTGTATTCTTTAGAGCAACCTTAGTATCTTCAAATTATACAGTACAATCATCTGATTATATCATAGGCGCAGATGTGTCTGGTGGTTCGTTAACAATTACTTTACCACCTGTTTCTTCAACAACAGCGGGTAGAACTATAATAATTAAAGATGAAACAGGTAATTCATCTACAAATCCAATCTATATAAATTGTGCTGGTTCTGATACAATTGATGGTGATAATTCAATAACAATTGAATCGGACCATTTTGCAATTGCTATTTATTGCACTTCTACTGGTTGGCACATCATCTAGGATTTTTCAATGGCGTATAAATATAGTAAAGGCAAGAATAAGATAAGTGGCAGCATAACGTTACAAGATACGTTATCTGGCTCTATTGTATCTGCATCGTTCTTTGTTGGTGATGGTTCTCTATTAACAAATATTGGAACTGGTTTAGCAACAGGACAAGGACCAACTGGTTCACTACAATTCAAATCTGGTTCTGAAGGTGCAATCAGCGGTTCGTCAGATTTAGTCTTTGATTATACAATTCCAAAATTTACTATTAATTCTGGTTTCGTTGTCAATAGAACATCAATATCTGGGAATGTCACTCTATCACCAGCCCAGCATGTAATTGGCGTAGATACGCAAGCGGCTACAGCAAGTTTAATTTTATATTTGCCAGATGCTGCGACTTTATCGAACGGACAAGTCTATATTGTAAAAGATGAAGGTGGTATGGCTGATATAAATACTATAACAATAAGTTGTTCTGTTGATGGACAAACATTGGATAGTTACTCACAAATTCTCATAGAGTCTCCATATTCTGCAATAAATATTTATTGTAATGGTATTGACAAATATTTCATATACTAATATGTTTTAAAATTTTCTAATTGTAGTTTATCGCACTATTTAGTAATAGTCAAAGTTGACAGTAGCCATACTTATACTTTGGCTATTTTACACAACAACAAGGAAACAATAAAAAATGGCATATAAGTTTTTTCAAGGTACATTTAAGACAGATGGTATTCTTGATGTTAACAATGCTGTAACTGGTAATGCACTTTTGGTTGACACAGGTGGTATCACAGTAACTGCTGGTGGCTCATCTCTTCAACAACTTACAGCTTCATCATTCAAAGTAGACAATACAATATTAGACGGAGATATCCTTCAAGGTCTAACACAACTTACATCTTCAAATATTTCTGCTTCTTCAGCACAATTTGGAACAGTAACAGTAGCAATATTGTCTGCTCCAAATCTTGACCTTTCTGGCTATCTAGATGTTAAGGGCGCAACAAGACTGAGCGGTACAGTTGCATTAGGCAATGATGGTGCTGACATTATAACTGTAAACGGCCAAATAACTGGTTCATTATTCGATATTAATGGTGGTACAATTGATAGCGTACCAATTGGTGGTACTGGTCAAAGTAGTGGTAAATTTACTACATTAAGTGCTTCATCTACTCTAGAGGTTGTTGGTAACTCAACTCTTGGCGGTACTCTTACTGTCAATGGTGGCACTACATCTGCAATCAATAATAGATTGAACTTGGGACAAGATGGTTCTGCAATCTCCGTTTCTGGTTCTGGTGCCGCTCAATTTGGCGGTGGCTTAACTGTCGGTGGTGCAGCACAACTTAACAATACCGTAACAGTTGGTGGTTCAGCAACATTCAACAATACAGCAACATTCAACAACACAGTAACAATTAAAGACCTTTACGTTACTGGTACAATCACAGCCGTCCAATCAACAGACCTTAATATTTCAGATGCTAAGGTAGTAATTGCATCTGGTACACTAACAACTGCATCATTCGATACATTAGACCCAGCGGGCGTCTACGTAGGTGGTGCTGGTGGAAATGGTGCAGATGCATTTGGCTCACTCACCTTGAATCATAATGCTGGTGCATGGACTTGGCAAGTATTTGCATCTGGTGCTAACGACCCTGCCGTCAAGATTGGTAATGGAAGCGGTGGTTCAGTTGCAATTGGCGGCACAACAGTTCTTCAACAAACTGCACTATTTGGTGGTGCTGTAACTGGCTCTAGTACAGGTGTTTCGTTTAGACTTTCTGTTACAAACGTAATGTCAACACCATTCACACCATCATTTACTTCTTATATTCTCGCAGTAGATACCACAGGTAGTGCAAAGACGATAAACCTACCAGCTCCCGGTGCTGGTGATGTTGGAAAAGTGTTCTTAATCAAAGATGCATATAATAGTGCTTCTATAAATAATATTACAGTTGCACCAAATGGTACTGATACAATTGATGGTGTGAACGCCAGTTTCCCACTTAACTCAAATGGTGCCGCAGTACATTGTGTTGTATTAGCAGCCAACAAGTGGGGTCTATTCTAATCCTTAGTTAAACTCTGGATTAAGAGTAAAAAATTGGGAAGCATCTTTCGGGGTGCTTCCCTTTTTTATTTTATGTTCTATTTATAAAAGAGAAACAAGATATGGCATTTAACTTTCAACGTGGTCCACAAAAAATAGACGATATCATTGCTCAAACAGACCCAGAGGGCAATACCAAAATTGATTTTGATGACGATAGAATAAGTTTAATTGTTAGCGGTACAACAGTATTATCGTTGACACCAACTCAAGTAAGCTCCTCGGTATTTTTTGGTAATGTGACTATTGCTGGTCAATATTTCAGTCCATTTATTTTAGGTGATGGAAGTGATGGAAACGCAACATTAGATGGAACAGGCTCTGTATCGTGGGCTACTCGTTCTGGTGCTGTATATACCATGACTAGAGATGCTTTGTGTAAAGATTTAAATATAAACTCTGGTGTCGTACTAAAGGTAAACAATTATCTTCCTTATGCAATTGGAACTCTAAATAATAGTGGAACCATAGAAGCAAGAGGAAATGATGCATCTGGTGTTACCCCCGGAGCAATTGTTAACAATACTGGTACTTGGTGGTCTGCTGGTGGTGCTGGTGGCTCTGGTTCTATAAATGCCAACGGTGTATTTGGTGGTGGTTCTGGCGGTGCATCGATTGGAGGTGGTGGAGGAAATGGTGGCAATGCTGGTGCATTTACTGGTGGTACTGGTAACGCATCGGCTCTATTAAATTCAACACATGGAAGCTACAGAACTATAGCATTTTTATTAAATAGGAGAGTGTTCTCTGGTAATAACTGGACTGCCATAAATGGTTCTGGCGGTGGTGGCGGGGGCGCAGGTAATACCGCTGGTGGCTCTGGTGGCGGTGGTGGTAGTGCAGCATCAATATGTGGTGTAGCATGTAATACACTTATAAACAATGGAATAATACAATCTGTTGGTGGAAATGGTGCAAATGGAGTTGCTTCTTCTGGCGGTGCTGGTGGTGGAGGCGGTGGTTCTGGTGGTCCTGTTTTTGTATTTGCTAATAAAGTACAGGTTCAAGGAACCATACAATCACTTGGAGGTTCTGGTGGAACATCGGCTGGTGCAAGTGCTACTACTGGTTCTGCTGGTTTGGCAAATTTAGTTTTAATTTTTAAGGGTTCTTAATATGATAATATTACAAAAACAATTAGATAACACAACTGGTCAGTCGTTTTCTTATATGGCTGAACAATTGGCGAGAGTGCAAATTAACGTAGCATTAGACGGAACGGTTACTGTACAACTAGTAAACTCAGAGCAATGGGATGAAAATTTCTTACAAATTGCATCTCAATCAACTGGTTTACCAATTAAATAATAAAAGATAGGTATTTTCTAAATATTATTACTATTTATTTTTGATTAATCATTTATTGGAGATTCATTAATGTCTTCTTTGTTGGAACAAGCAATAGTCGATGCGACAGCCCTAAAAGAAGCAGCTTATAAAAATGCAGAGGCTGCTATACTTGAAAAGTATTCAATTGAAATTAAAGATGCATTGAAAGTATTATTAGAGGCCGAAGGTGACGACCC